TAAAAGGAAACTGTGTGGCATTTGTGGGGCTTGTGGCGTGTGGTTCGGGGGTCTGGGGTGGCAGGGTGCGGGATGATGGCGGCGCGGGGCGTGACGGGGCTGTGGTGCCCTCGGGTGGCATGGTGTGCGGGATGGTGGCACCCACGGCAACGAAAAGGAAACTGAAAGGGAAACGGAATGCAAGGAAAGGAAACTGGAATATAGAATGTCTAGAAGTAGCAACGCAGAGGGGAGGATGGTCAAGGATTTTGCCGAGGCGCATGGCTGCACGGTGCAGTGGGCGCGGAAGCTCAGGAAGCGGAATGCGCCGGAGTGGGTGACGTTCTGCACGGGGCCAAAGGAAACTGCCGCGGAGGTGCCGGAGGTGGCGCCGGGGCCGGAGAATGAGCTTGAGCGGGCAAAAAGGGCGATGGATATGGCGTGGGTTCTATACGAAAGGTCGGCTGCAGCTGCCGAAAAGGGGGCGCGGGTGACTGTGGATCAGATTGCGCTGAACCGCGCGGCAAAAGAGGCGAGAGATGCGTATGACAAGGCGTGCAAGCAACACGCAGCGGCGCAGATTTCGGCGGGTCAATGGGTGAGTGTGGAGCGTGTGGCGGCTATCAGGTCGGCGACGAGGCGCCTGGAGGACGTGGTGCAGAATTTTCAGACGGTTCTGGCGGGCAAGCTGCCGGAGGAGATGCGTCCGGCGTTCCATCGGGCGTTCGAGAGTGCGCGGCCGGCGTGGAATGACGGGGTGCGTGCGATAGATGACTACATTCAGACGCTGTTGCCGGTGCCATGCTAGAGAATTTGCTGTTGACAGAGCGCGAAAGGCCGAGCGCCTGGGCGGAAAAGAACCTGGTTTTTCCGCGTGAGACATCGGGCAATGCGCCGGGGCCGCTGAGTTTCGAGCGGCAGCCGTACCTGCGCGAGATACTGGACTGCTGCGCGGACCCAACTGTGCAGACGGTGTGGGTTTCAGGTGGTGCGCAGATAGGCAAGACGGCGACGCTGGTGGCGATGCTGGGTTATATGATTGCACAACAGCCGAGTAATGGGCTGTGGGCGATGACAAACCTCGACCAGGTGAAGATTTTTTCGCGCAAAAAGGTGCAGCCGTTTATCCGCGCAAATCCATGCCTGGCGCGGTACATCCGCCAGGGTGACGCGGCGGCGATGCACCCGCTGAATATCGACCTGGCAAATATGTCTGTGCGGTTCGCTGGCACGGGGTCGCCTGCGAATCTGGCCTCGGAATCGTGCGCGTGGACCATAGGCGACGAGGCGGCGAAGTGGCCGCACCTGAACCGCGAGGAGGCGCATCCCATCGACCTGATTCAGGAGCGCACCAAAGCGTTCCCGCGGCGGTTCCACATGTTCACGTCGACGCCGACGACGATTGACAACGAATTCTGGCAAGGTTTTTCGGGGTCGGAGATGCGGCAATTCTTTGTCCCGTGTCCGCACTGCGGTGGACGGTTTGCTTTCATGTTCACGCCAGAGACGATGCGCTGGGAGAAACCTGAGAACGGTCACATGGACATCGACCTGGCTGCTGCGACGGTCCGCTATGTGTGCCCGCACTGTGGTGGGGAGATATGGGAGGAGCAGAAAGCGGGGATGCTGGCAGACGGTGAATGGCAAAAGTCGGAATGGCTGCATAAGTTGTACGCGAGTGAGACGGTGGCGCCTAGCCGTAATTCGAGAGCATACCATTTAGATTCGCTTTACAGCCCGTTTGTGTCGTGGGGGGCGTGTGTGAGGGCGTTTCTGGAGTGCTACACACAGCTGACGATGTCCATCGACCTGCAGAATTTCCAGAACAGCTGGAAAGCGCTGCCTTATGAGCGCGTCGAAATCAACATCCGCAACGAGCTGGTGCGCGCGCTGTGCAGCACACATGGCCGTGGCGAGGTGCCCGGGACGCCGTACTACATCAGCGTAGGGTATGACCCGGGCGCGGATGAGACGCACTGGGTGGCCTGTGCGGTGTACGAGGGCGGGGTGATGAGGGTAATTGACTGGGGGACGCTGCTGTTGCACCGTTCGGAAACACACCTCGAGAATGTGGGCACTGAAGCGGAGCCGGAATGGGTGACGAAGGTGGACAAGCCGGGTATCGCGCCGCATTTTGCCTCGCTGCGGTGGGGTGAGCATGTGCCGGCGTGCGGATTCGTGGATGCGGGTTACAACACGCTGGATATATACGACGAGTGCGCGATGCTGCCGGGGCAGCTGACGCCCTCGAAAGGCTCGCCGACAAGGCTGGGGACCTGGGCGCTGCGCACAGCGGCGCCGAGCCACCCGCTGCAGACGGTGCTGACGTACTGCGACCACAACGCGAAAATAAGTCTGTACGCGGAAACGATAGGCAAGAAGAGCCCGCCGGCATTGTACCTGCCACGGGTGGACGAGTGCGACCTGGGGTTGTTCCGCGGTTTGAGCGGGCAGAAGCTGGTGAAGCGCGGGCGAACGGAGGAATGGCTGCGAGTGAAAGACGACCATTTCGGCGACTGCATCAAAATTCAGCGTGTGGCGTGGTGGGCAATGGGCCGGCAGTTCGAGGAAACGGCAGTGCTGCCGGCGGCCAGTGAGAACCTGAATGCAAACGGCGGGGAGGAATAATAGGATGGAAATAACGGACACACTGGTGCGGGCGATAGCCCGAGTATACACGACGGAGCAGCTGCGGTGCAAGCTGGCAGCGGCAGCCGAGCAGCTGGGGACCGGCGGCGTCATTACCCAGGCGGCAACGGGTTCAGGGACGAGCTACACGCGCACGCTGACCATGACGCCGGACGAAGCTGTGCAGCTGTACCAGCACGCGCTGGACTATAAGGAGAACCTCATCATGAACCAGGTGCACGTCGAGACGTTTTTTGACCCGGGCACAGCGTGCTGAAGAAAAAGGAAACCATGAGCAGGAAGAAAGGAAAGAAAGGAAACCGCCCGAGGGTGGATGTGGAGCAGCCGCAGATGAACTACGCGCTGGATGCTGTGCGCATAGATGACGGCTACGGGCAGGTGTTCTACCCGCTCGGGCCGAACGAGGAATGGGATGCGATGGATATCCGCATAGGATGGCAGCGCGCCCGTGAGCTTTACGAGAACAGCCCGCAGATTCGCGCAGCGGTGGCCCAGATGGTGCGGTTCATAGGCGTGCTAAAGCCGATGCCGTGCACGATGGACGAAGAGTGGAATGACCTGGCGCTGGCGGCGTGGTGCAGCCGCACGAAGAATCCGCAGCTGTTTGACCTGGCAGGGCGAGTGAACTACCGCCAGGCGATGCGCTTTGCCGAACGTAGTGCAATAATCGATGGAGACGTGGCCATCGTCCCGACGTTTGCGCGGGACGGTGGTGCACGTTTTGCGTTCTACCGCGCGCCGCAGATAGACGGCGGCGGTGACAGGGGCGTGGAGGTAGACAAGCACGGGCGCGCTGTGCGTTACTACCTGACAGCCGAGGACGGGAAAGTGCACTCGCTGCCGGCGTGGTGCGTGGTGCTGTACCAGCACGACCCAGACCCGACGCGGTGGCGCGGGCACACGCTGCTGGCGCCGGCGCTGCGCAACGCGCATGACCTGAAGAGCATTGTGGGTTATACGAAAGCGGGGGTGAAGATAGCGAGCAGCATGGGTCTGGTGACCACGCGGCAAGCGGGCAGTAAGCAACCCCAGCTGAGCATGAACGTGAGCGGCGGGCGCGTGAATAAGCAGCAAGGGCCGGACGTGCCGAAATCGGTGCTGGGAACCGGGCTGAGCATCACAAACCTGCCGGAGGGCATGGACATCAAGCAGATAAGCGACACCAGACCGAGCCAGCAGCTGCAGACGTTTTTCGACTTCCTTGTGCGTGCAATAGCTCAGGGGGTAGGACTGGACCCTGAGATGTTGTTTGCGACGAACGAACTGAGCGGCTCGGCGGCGCGTTTTTCGCTTGAAAAGCTGCGGCGCTTCATAGACGTGATGACGGACGACCAGGAAATCGTGTGCCAAAGGATGTGGCAGCACGTCATCTCTTGCGAGATAGCGACGGGACGCTTGCGACCATGCCGTGACAAGGCGTGGAACAACGTGCGCTGGGTGCCGGAGCGCGATATGACCATTGACACGGCGCGCGTGCTGACAGCGCAACTGAACGGGGCACGCGAATGCGTTGCTGACAATGATGATTTTGCCGTGCGGCTGACGGGGCTCACGGTTCGCCAGCTGGCCAAGCGCAGGGCAGCGGATATTGCCTATATGCACAAGACGGCGGCGGAGTACGGCATCGACTACAGCGAGCTGTGTCCGGGGATGGTGGGGAGTACCGCCCCCGCAGCGCCGCAAGCCGCCAGCGTGCCGCCCGTCGAAGACGACGACCCCGAAAGCCCACACCGGGCAGCGAAATAACTGAATAGAACAGAAATATGGACAAAGACAAGAACAAAAACGAGGTGCCGTTCAGCTGCAGCATGCAGATGAACGGCGGTGTGGCCACCCTGGACATCGCCGGGACAATCGGATGGGACACGGACCCCGTGTCTTTCAATGGTCTGGTGGACCAGGCCAGGGAAGCAGGAGCCGAGAAGCTGGTGCTGCGCATCAACTCCCTGGGCGGTTTCTGTTACCCTGGTATGGCAATCGCGGACAAGCTGGCCAGCTGCGGGATGCAGACGCGCGGTGAGGTGTACGGCACGGCACAGAGCATGGCGAGCTACATCCTTGTGTGCTGCAGCGAGCGCGTGGCGCACAAGAATGCGACGATTATGGTGCACCAGCCGAGCGCCTGCATGGCAGGACCGGTGGACGACCTGGTGGAACAGGCGCGCGCGCTCGCCGAGATGCGCGACCGCATCATGGAGGGTTACGGCAAGGTGTGCGGCATGAGCGGCGAGGAGTTCAGCAAAGCCCACATGACGATGAAAATGTACAACGCGGAAGAGGCGCTGAGCATGGGTTTGCTGACGGCCATCGACGGCGAGGGAGAAGACAAGCCGGCCGCTGAACCTGAGCCGCAGGAGGAGCCGAAAGTCCGAATGATGAGCTACGACACCATGAACATGGCTCTGGCCATGCTGGCAAGCCCTGCCGAAGACAAGGACAAGCCGGAGGATAAGCCGGAAGACAAGCCGGAGGACAAGCCGGAGGATAAGCCGGAAGACAAGCCGGAAGATAAGGACAAAGCGGACATGACAGCCTATGCGACCAAGGAAGAAGTGGCTCGGATGATACAGGAAGCCTATGGACGCGGGGCTGCCGCTGCTGTTGCGCAGCTGGGGGCATCCCCGGACGCGCTGCCCGGTTGCACGAAGCCGACAGGGGGAGCGATGAGTGTCGACAAGCTGCTGACGATGCGAGGTGCCGACCTGGCGCACGCACTAGCCCTGCACCCCGAGCTGCATGATGAGTACGCGGCCCGCCGGGGTTTCTGATTTTCACCCATAACCAAAACAAAGAAATACACGAAAATGAAAGGATACAATTCCAAGGACTACGAGGCAGCCAAGATGCTGCATTTCTTCCCGTGCATGGGTAAGATGGACGCCGCTCAGCTGGAGGCAATGGGGTTCAACCCTGCCGCCGTGGAGGCAGTCAAGACCGAAATCGCCCAGGCTAACGCCGGCGTTACCGGTCAACCCGGGATGCACGGCATCAACAACAACATGCAGCTGACCGGCTGGCAGGTGGTAGCGCAGAAAGGCATTAAGCGTTTCTTTACTCAGCTTGCCGCTTTTGACGCATTCAGCACGACCTATTCCAAGGAGTATGTGCTGCCGGGTTCCTCCCATGTGCGTCCGCGCCTGGAGGTGCCTGTGTACAGCGCGGGGGTAAAGGCCGAAGTGGATAATTATGCCAACTTTGACACCCGCACAGGTGGCGCCAGCACCAGCACCGAGGTGGAGCTGCACAAGGTGGACGTGGTGCTGGATTTCCCCGCTCGCAACCTGATGCAGGGCATCGATTTCGAGCCGATTCTGGAAGCCGGTTTCGAGACGGTGGCCGAGACGGCATTCGCGTATGTGATGGAGGGACTGAAGACCGGTGCCGCCCAGTTCGACGACCCCGAGAAAAAGGTGACCGCCATCACGCTGCCGACTATCGGCGGCGGCGAGGGTCAGTTCAATTACGGGTACGCAAACAAGGAACTGTCTGAATCCATCCAGCCGCGTGTGAACGCCATGCTGCTGAACAGCAGCTACTACGGCGCACTGAAAGCTGCCGACCGCCAGGCATTCAACCCGGGCGACGTTGACGTGGATGTGTGCAAGAAGATTCAGGTGCCGGCCGAGCTTGGCGAGGGTGTGGTGGGCATCGTGGCCAACAAGCGCTGCATGGCAGTGGGTCTGGCTGCCGAGTACTTCCTGCCGAACGCTTATGCAAGCGTGCAGCGCATGGTGCACGAGGGCAGCGCCACGCCGCTGACGATTGTGACCTACTACGATGCCGGCAGCAACTCGATGAAAGTGGTGATTTCGGTGTCTGTGGGTAAGAAGCTGGTGGATGCTTCTGCCGTGCATACGCTGGTGGCCGCCGGCTCAGCAGCAGCTGCTGCCTCTGAGGAGGGTGGCGAGTAAGGATTTGCGCCTTGTCTGCAGCAGCAGACAGGGCGCGGTTTCATAGGCAAGAAAGAAGAAAAAGCGCGGCGGTGTGGATGGAGAGAGCGCACCGCCGCGCCAACTTTTGCAGGTATGGGCGAAGAATTGAAAGCTTTTTTTCAGGCCGGCAGTGCTGATTTGCGAGCAACGGCGGGTGAGAAAGGTGTGCTGAAGCGACGTGCGGGCGGCACAGGGTTGGAGCTGACGGTGGTGACATCGGGCGCGGAGGTGACGCTGGAGGTGCCATCTGCCTCCGGGCCGGTGCTGACGTGCGGCCGGGAGGTTCTGGTGTCGCGCAGCGAGTGCGCCCAGCGGCCGATGCTGGGCGATATGCTGGTGCTGGAGGGGCGCGTGTATGAAATCCGCAGCGTGAGCGGATGGCAGCATGACCCGGACTGGCACTTGAACCTGGTGCTGAAGCGATGAAGCTGAAAGTAAAGGTGGATATGCGGCGGCTGCGTGCCAAGTGCGAGCGCTGGATGAGGCGGACAGACGCGGCGCAGCTGGAGAACGTGCGGGCATACGGCGCAGAGGCAGCGCAGGTGATGGTGAAATGCACGCCACCCGGCAATGCCCGGCGCGCTGTGAATAAATCGCTGACGGCGTTGAAGCGGCGCATCCGCGAGGATTTCGAGGGGACAGGCATGGTGCCGTTCCAGGACGAGCATCTGGTGTGGCGCCGAAACCACAAAGGCGAGCTGTATGCGACGTTCGCCTGGTGGGACGGGGAGCAGCTCAAAGAGGGCAAGGCGAGCCCGTTCCGCGTTTACACGAACAAGCCGACGAAAGCCAAGCTGGCGGCGCTGAATGTGGGGCACAGGGTGCACCACGCCACGAATGTGCGCGAGTTTATTTCGCAGAGGCCGGGGCAGTACAAGTTCCGGCGGGTGGGAAATGCTGTGCGGTTCAGTTGGGAGGGCGTGCGACATGTGGCGAGCATGGCGGCTGTGCGGCGCGAGATACGCCGCCGCCAGCAGCTGGCAGGCACACTGATGGCCGGGTGGAAGCCACTGGCCAGAAAAGCGCGGGCGAAGCTGCCCCGGCAGATTGAAAGCAAGCACGGGCTGGGAAGTGCCAGCGTATCGCCTTGCCGCCAGCACAAGGTGACGCTGGTGGCAAGGAACCGCGGAAACTACAAGGGGCTGCAGCGTATTGTGGACAGGCAGGTGCCCGGTCTGCGCCGCAAGCTGCGAAGCATGGCCAGGCGACGGGCGAAAATGATGAAACAAAAGTTAAAATAAGAGATGAACAGGACACAATTTTTCACAGATTCAATGGCGGCTTTTCTCGGGCAGCGGTTGCGCGCGGCCGGGGTGACGCTGCCGGTGGTGGGTCAGGTGAATGACCCGGTGACGGATAGCGAGCGACTGGAAGTGCGGTGCGATAATGCGGAGGAAATAATAGCAGGGAACCACACTGTGCGGCTTGATTGCCAGGTGGTGATGCCAGCCTCGGCGATAGCCCGCAGCGCAGCCGAAACAGAGCGACAGCTGGCAGCGGTGGGCACGGTGTGCCACGCGGCGCTGCGTGATGGGTATGACGGGCGCGGGTGGAAACACCAGCCGCTGGCGCACCCGCAGCCGGGGACGGATGCGGAATATGAGGCGGAGCCGTTCATCGTGCTGGATATCTTCAGCGACGCAGCGGCACTGGAGGCAGAAAGCGACGGCTACAAGGCGGTGCTGGGGTTCAAAGCGTATGTGCAATTCTGACGGAGATGGAAAGGCTGATTGGTAAAATCCACCTGGGGGACTGCATGGATGTGCTGCGCGCGCTGCCGGACAAGTGTGTGGACTTGCTGCTGACGGACCCTCCTTATGGCGGGGGGGGGGATATGATACGGCCTTGCGCTACGGTGGGCGGTGGAAGAAGTACAAAGACGGAGAAGCGCTCAGTAGAGCGAACGGGAGGGACCTGGGCGACAAAGTACAAAAAAAAATTCATGATTGGGACATCGCCCCGAGTGATGAGGTGTTCGCGGAGCTTTTCCGCGTGAGTAAAGAGCAGATAATATGGGGCGGCAATTATTTCGAGTTGCCGCCGACACGGTGCTTCAACGTATGGAGAAAGCTGACTATCAGCGAGGGGTTCACGATGGCGATGTGCGAGTATGCCTGGTGCAGTTTTAACCGAAACGCCAAGTGGTGGGAGTTTGCGCCGCAGGACCCGGAGCGGTTTCATCCGACGCAAAAGCCACTGGCGCTGATAGCGCGACAGATAGAAGAATACACAGAGCCCGGGGCGCTGATTCTGGACCCGTTCAGCGGGAGCGGCACGACTGCAGTGGCCGCCCATCTGCTAGGGCGGCGATTCATCTGCATTGAAAAAGATGCGGATTACTGGCGAGCGAGCGTGGAGCGGCTGGACAAGGCGAGGGCGCAGGGGTTGCTGGGGTTGTGAATGCAAGGCCGGGGCTGAATAAATAGAGAGCTTTACCTGGACGGAGGCGGAGGTCCGCCACGCCCGACAAACAACAAAAAAACGAAAGGACAAGAAAGAAAATGAAACGAATCGGTGTTACCCCAGAATTCGGCATTCCTAAGCCCGAGCCCGGGCTGCTGGTGTCATCCGTGAGCTTCACGCCGCAGTTTGAGACGTATGAGCAGCTCGATGAGTCGGGTGAAATCAATGGACTTGTGCTGTATAAGCAGCGCGTGGAAGTCGAACTGACGGGCGAGGTGCCGTATCAGGGCACGGGCTCGGCGATGAAGCTGGGGGCAGCCATCGAGCTGGCCAACAGCTGCCCGGCCGATTGCTGGATTGACGGTGAGGTGCCCACCGGCACGACCAGTGTGCTGACGGCGGCCCCTTACAACCTGCAGCGCGAGGGCGCCCGCGAGCGCACTTACACGGGGACTATTTACCCGTTTGCGGTGGCGGCAGAATAAGCCCCGCCGCAGCCTGACCATAACAAAAAAACGACCAGCTGAGACTGGCAATCCAACAAGAAAAAAAGATGAGCAAAGAAGTATTACCGCAGCCGGAACGGCTGGATGGGACGCGCAGCTGTGAGATGGCTGCGCTGCTTGCTACCCTGGGATTTGAGCCAGTGGACCGGCAGATGGCGATAGTGACGGGCGATGGAGTGCCTGGCGGCCGGTTGGGGTATTGGAGGTTTCTGCCGCAGCATCCGCGGGGGCGTTTTGCTTTGAGGGTGGTGCTGGCGCAGGGGCTGGATGTGTACGCGATGCAAAGGACACCCCGGCCTGATTTTCCGGCCGCACCTGCGGAACAGGTGTATATAGCGGCAGTGTTCCACAATATGAGGCTGCTGACGGAACAGGTGACGCGAGGGACGCGGCTGCGGCTGCGTGCGCTGGCATTTCCTGCACAGGGACTGCCGGCGGTGTACGTTTTCGAGAGAGTGGAAGCGCGTGGCGTGGAGGAGATGGCTGACGCGGCTACGGTGCGGGAGGTCATGCGAGCGGGGACGAGGCGCACGGAGCTGGCGGCTGCGCTGGCCACGCTGGGTTTTGAGCCTTGCTCTGCCCCGGCTGGCGAGCACGGCGGGCGCATTGAGCACGAGGGTGGCGGTGTGCTGTGGCTTTTCCCGCAGCGCAGTGCGGATGGCCGCTGGGAGCTGCAGGAGCGGATGGCACGCTGGGCGGATGATGCGTGGTGCGCGCGCGAGGAGAACAATGACCCGATTGCGTGCATGGCGGACGCGTGCTGGAATCTGCGACATCTGAGGAAGACGGTGAGGGCGGCGCAGAGGCTGGTGCGTGTGAAGAACGGGGACCGCACTGTGCTGCTGAGTGCAGCGGCCAGCGACCAGGAGTGGAAGCGAGCAAGCGATTTTCTCAAAGGCAAATAGAAAGAAGCATTGATATGTCAGCAGATGCAAATGTGACGATAGGAGCTGACGGGTCAGCATTTACGAGCACCCTGAAAGCACTGGTGAAAGATACGGACACGATGGCTAATAGTATGACCGCCCGGCTGGCCCGCCTGGGCGGTGCTTTTGGCGCCCTGAAAGACATGGGGGGCATGGTGGGCGGGCTGGTGGGCAGCCTGGCCGACATGGCGAAAGCGGTCATCAAGCCGGCTGCGGCGGCGCAGACGCTGGCGCTGAGTTTCGAGGTTATGCTGGGGAACGAGACGGAGACGCTGCGGTTCATGGAGAAGCTGAACCAATATGCCGCGCAGACGCCGTTCGCCCTGGATGAAATCAGCTCGGCTGCGAAGATTATGCTGGCCAACACCAGTCTGGGCGCCGAGGAGGTGATGGTGCGGCTGCGGCAGATTGGCAACCTTTCGGCAATGACGGGCAAGAGCATGCGCGACATTGCTCAGGTATATGCCAAGGCGATGAACGTGGGCGTGACGAATGAGGTGGCCGAAAGCCTGGAAACCATGGGCATACCTATCCGCAAGACGATAGCAGAGCTGCAGGGTATCAGTTTCGAGGAGGTTTTCGACAAAATCAGCAAGCGAATGCTGAGTGCCGAGCACCTGAATGCAGCATTGGAGACACTGACCACAACGGGAGGCAAGTTTGACGGTGCGACGGAGCGGCTGAGCGGCACGCTGGATGGCCTGGCCAGCACGCTGGAGGACAATGTGAACATGGCGCTGCGGACGTTTGGTGAGCAGCTTTTGCCAGCACTGACCCCGGTGCTGCAAAACATGATAAAGCTGGTGGACGAGGCGCTGCCGCATGTGGAGCGGCTTGGGCTGGTGTTCGGCGAGTGGGTAGGAGCCCGGGTGGAGGACACGGTGGTGCCGGCGATAGACCGGCTTATATTGCAGCTGCCGGAGCTTGGGACACAGGCACGGTGGCTGATGGAGGACGCCCAGGCGCTGGCGGACAAGCTGCTGCTGATACCGAATGCACTGGAGGATATGGGCAAGGCTATCAAGCGCTGGTCGCTGGTCAAAGTGGCCGAGGGTGTGTACAGCATGGGCGGTGACAAGGCGCAACGCTGGGCTGATCGAGTGATGAAGAACAACAGCCCGGAGCAGAAGAGAAAGAACGAGATTGCCGCCTTGCGGCAACAGCGTGACGAGGAATGGAAAGCTGCCGCTGAACGGGCAAAAACCCGCGCTGAAGAAGCCCGTGCGCGTGATGAGGCCCGCGCGGCAGAGCGCGAGGCCGCAGCGGCGCAGAAACAGGCTAACGACGAGAGACTGCGGCAGGAGATGGAGCTTGCTGAACAGAAGAAAGCTGCAGCGGCCGAGGAGAAACGCCACACAGAAGAAAACCAGCGGCGGTATGAGAATTATATGGACCGCCGCCGGCGGTGGGAGCGCAGCCAGGCGCAGAAGAAGTATGACGAGCTGAGCATCGGCGCACAGGGCAAAGCACTTCGCCAGGAGGCGCGGCAGAACGGAGTGGAGGGCAAGGTGACGCCCGAGAGCATCCGCGCGCGTCTGGACGCGCTGGCGAAAGCCGGCGCGAAAGATAACGAGCGCGAGATTGCCGCGCTGGAGCGCGTGCTGGAGGCGTGGGACAAGCTGGCGGACCGCAAGAAAGCTTACATCAAGCAGCAAGCCGAGGACCGCATGACGCTGCGTGCGGATGCGATGGAGGCTGCCGGCAACAAGCGCGGCGCTGACAAGCTGCGGCAGGAGATGAGCATAGCGCAGCGCGTGGAGGAGCTGAAGAACGCAGGAGCCGATGCCCGCACCGCTAAGGAACAGGCCATGCTGGAGGCTAAGGTGACCCAGGCGCAGGAGTTGCAGACACGGCTGCAGAACAGCAGGGTGGAGTTTGTGCAGAGTCATCTGGCGGCGCAAGGCGGTGGCGGCACGAGCATCCGCCTGGGAGGCAGCCAGCTGGAAGAAGCGAAACGCCACACGGACCTGATGCGTGAAATCCGCACGACGCTGAACAGGGTCAAGGATAAGATGAGCTCAGGCAACAGCGGCGCTGTGGCGCTGCTGGCATAAAATCAACACCAGGAGATTTGATGAATGAGCTGGCATTGTTTGCAGGAGCCGGGGGGGGCATTCTCGGTGGAAAGCTACTTGGATGGACTACGGTGTGCGCGGTTGAAATTGACGAGTTTGCACGACGCGTGCTGCTGCACAGGCAGCAGCTCGGGCACCTGCCCAGGTTTCCCATCTGGGATGACATCTGCACATTCGACGGCAAGCCCTGGAGGGGGCTTGTCGATGTCGTGTCCGGCGGATTTCCATGCCAGGACATCAGCGCGGCCGGAAAAGGCGCAGGGCTGGCAGGGGCACGCAGCGGACTGTGGCGGGAAATGCACCGAATCATTTGCGAGGTTCGACCTCGATTCGCATTCGTGGAAAATTCACCCATGCTTATTTCCCGAGGATTGTCCACAGTATTGGGGGACCTGGCCGCAGCAGGGTATGATGCGGCGTGGATTGTGCTGGGGGCAGACGATGTGGGAGCGCCACATGTCCGCAAGAGAATCTGGATTCTCGCACGCGATACCCACGCCGACGGCGTGCAATGCGCCGAACGCGGGCGGGAATACGCACGGGCCGAAGGCTCTGCTGGATGTGGCGAGGACGGGGTGGAATCCGGGGGAGACGTGGAGAACGCCGCAAGCGACCGATTGGAAGCACACAGGGTACAGCGAAGCAGCATTGGCCCGCCGCAGAGAGAAGAATCACCAGCTGAGCCTTGCGGAGCAAGTGCGGGAGATGCTGCCGACGCCGACGTGCCAGGACGCAAAGAACAATGGCGGGAAAGCGCAGACGGAACGCAACACGCCACCGCTGAATGCGGTGGTTGGTGGAGCTTTGAACCCCGTGTGGGTCGAGTGGCTCATGGGGTGGCCTCTAGGGTGGACAGACTGCGGTGCCTCGGAAACGGCCAGGTTCCGCTCGTGGCTGCGACGGCTTTCCGGGTGCTTGAAAAGCATCTTGAAGCGAATTGACAATCTTGAAGCGTGAAAAAAACGCAACAAAAACAGAACAAAAACAAGAAAAACACAAAACTATGGAACCGATGAATGAAAACGAACGGGTGCTGACAAACCACATGACGGCACTACAGGGCGAGCAGCCTTATACAGTGGAGGGGCATGATGTGCGCCGCCTGGGTGTGGAGAGTCTGAGCGTGCTGGAGATGATAGGGCACCCGCTGGCGAAGCCATGCGTGGCAGTGCTGAACAAGCGGGAGCCGGTGATGCCGGATTTGGGCGTGCTGGATGTGGCGGTGCTGGTGTGGGTGCTGAGCGAAGACCCTGATGAGGTGCTGCGCGTGGCAATGGAGTGTGCGCCTGATTTTTCGGACCCTGCACGCACGGCGGCCTTGCGTTTTCTGCGAGGGTGGAGCCCCGCGGCGATTACACAGGCGGCAGCCTTGCCGCTGGCGGAGGTGAAAGCGCTGGCGGCGGCGATGTACAGTCAGGCGGTGCCTGGAGCGAGCCCCGCCGCAGACGCTAAAAAAAACGACTGAGGCAGTGTGCGCTGCCGCTGGCGGTGGCAATGGAATGCCGGCTTGCGAGCCGGCTGCACATTGCGCCGCTGCGGGCGCGTCGGATGCCTTTGGCGCTGGGTCTGCTGTGGCTTAACTACGCAGCGCAGGAGGACGGGATGGAGACGTGGTGGGTGACCGCTGACGAAGTTGGGATGGACGACGCGGCGCTGGATGCGCACATTGAAAAGCTGCGTGCAGGAGAGGATGCGCTGCAAAGCGCGGGCTATGATTATAGACCAACATTTGACGAACCATGAGCACGGAAACCGATATTGAAAACCTGATGGAGCATGCCGCGTATGTGTGGCATTTTGACGCAAAGGATGAGCAAGGCAATGCGCTGGAGCTGAGCCGTTTTTCGATTTACGGGGCAGCAGAGGCGCCCGGCCAGGTGCCGAGGTCGTTTGCTGTGACTGTTGATGAGAACCGCGCGACGGTGACGATGCCAGGGCTGCCGCTGTGCGGCTGGCCCTGGAAGTACCAGCTTTTTGTGCAGGACAGGCTGACCCGGGTGGAATGGCTGGTTGCGCAGGGAGAAGTGCGACTGACTGAGCGTGTGGCTGGTGGTTTTCATGCAAACGCAGCCACCTCGTGCTGTTTCACGGCGGTGCTGGGTAACAGCAGCGCGAGCGTGTCGATGGTGGTCGGCGACAACATGGCAGCCATTCTGAGGGCGGCGCAGGTGGTGAAACAGGTGGGAGATACGGCAGCAGCTGACGCTGACAAGGCCGGCAAGGCTGCCCGGCTGGCCAGTGACAAGGCCACCGATGCCGCCCGTTCTGCCCAGACGGCCAGCGACAAGGCTACAGCTGCCGATGACTCTGCCAAAGTGGCCGAGGGCAAGGCTACTGATGCCGCCCGTTCTGCCCAGACGGCCGGCGAGAAGGCTACGGCTGCCGATAACTCTGCCAAGGTGGCCGAGGGCAAGGCTACTGATGCCGCCCGTTCTGCCCAGACGGCCAGCGACAAGGCTACAGCTGCCGATGACTCTGCCAAGGTGGCCGAGGGCAAGGCTACTGATGCCGCCCGTTCTGCCCAGACGGCCAGCGACAAGGCCGCAGCTGCCGATGACTCTGCCAAGATAGCCAGCGACAAGGCCGCAGCAGCCGATGACGCTGCCGACAAGGCTGCGAGGAATGCTGCCCAGGCGGAGCTCGAGCTGAAAAAAATAAGGCAGCAGGAAGCGGGGTTCCTCGAACACATGGAGGACACGGCGCACCATGTGACGGCAAGAGAGCACCAGGAGCTCCAGCGGCTGATTGCGGCATTTCCGACTGTGGGGCCGGACACGCCTACTGTGCCTGACCCGGAGGCTCCAGAGGGTGCGGTGCCGCAGGAATATATGCGCAGCTATTTTGCGCTGCATGCGCAGCCCGGGGCGTCGCAGCCGCCGCCGGCGGTGTTCATGACGCGCGTGCCCTGGGCGCGCTGGGATGAGGAGGAGAAGCGCTGGGTGAATACCGCCACCGCCGTGGACGAGGTGGCGCACGGAGTGACACGAAAGGTCATGGACAACGCGGGGCTGGTGCACACGCCGAGTACGGACACAGTGGAGGGCAGAGATGACTACATCGGCCACCACTGGCCGTTTTACTGCGGACGGTGCAATTTCATCAAGGAGGCGGGGCATGATGTGTACCATGTGACTGCTATCGAGGGGCAGGTCATCAACGGCAAGGAGTTTGACCCGGAGGGGGAAATCGGCGCTTTTGGGCCGGTGTTCTGGTATTTTGAGGTGCTGGAGCGCTACCAGGACCCCGAGACGGGCAACTGGACCACGCACGACCAGACGGCCGATGGTGTGCCGCTGTGGCAGCTATGGGGGATTTCCTCCCGTTCATGGGAGAACCTGGACGACAGCCGGCGCGCTGAGCTGGAACGCCATGGTGTGACGGCGGCGGATTTCCGCGTGTACGGCAAGGCGATGGCCTGGGATGCTGCCGAGGGCAAGATGGTGCAGCGATGCTATTGGTGCCACCCTGCCCGAATGGGTGGCTACGAGGTGGGCAGCGACGGCAAGGAGCGACTGGTGAGCAAGAACAACGCGCCTGTGTGGTGCGGTCACAGTCACAACTCGCTGAATGCGCTGGGCGGGTATGCCTCGGGCACGGGCGGCAGTGCTGACATCAACGGGTTCCTGATGCTGTTCGACATTGTGAAAAATGGCAATAAGAGCAGCCAGAAAAACTATTCAGGCATGAGCCAGAACAACTGCGGCGCCGTGCTTGCCAAGCACGCCACAGCAACGGCGGATTATGTTTTCCCGATTGCTTCGCAAGGGCATTTTCAAGTAGGTGGCACGGTGTGGCTGTGGCAGAAAAATAACGACTCAGCCACCGCTGCCACCGCAAAGCGTGGCGCCGCGGTGCAGATTGGGCGCGTGAAGAAAATCGAAACGCGCACGCTGACGCTGACCGATGGCAGCACGGCCGACAGTCTCTGCCTGGTGTTTGACCCTGCGACGGTGCAGCCGTTCCTGGTGCGCACGAGTGCTGCCGACGCCAAGCTGCTGACGGATGAGGGGACTCATGCGTGTTGCTACGCGACGCAGGGTGTGGCTATGGGCGGCGAGACTGACGCGGTGATAGGCAAGCACGATGGTGCTTGCACGAGCCTGACAAACGGCCGCCACCCGTTCCGAGTGCAGCTGACCGAGTTCCAGCCCGGTGTGTTCCAGTGCGCCACGGATGTGGTGGCAGTGAAAGGCACAGGTGCGCTGGCGGTCGATATTGACGGCACGGCCCACATCCCGACAACGAGCGAATATGTGATACTTCAAGCCACCGATGGCGCGACCAGACGCAGCGGTGGCAGTCTGGCGCAGTATCTGGCGGCCGGGTATGAAGCGATAGGCATCACTCCCGGCGGGGTGAGCGGGTTCATTCTGAACTGCCGACTGAGCCGCACGATGGTGCCCTACCCCGTGGCAGCAGGAGGCAGCGGCAGCAGCGACGCCGCGGGACACGGCGACCAGCTGTGGGTTGGCGCAAGCCTCGCTGAGTTCCTTTCGGGCGGTTCCCTGTACGACGGCACTCAATGCGGTGCTGCGTACCTGCGCCTGAGCCACGGCGTGTCGCACTCGTTCTGGACCTTCGCGGGCCGCGTTTAGCACCCGGGGTGCAGGGGCGGGCAGCCCCTGCACCGCCATTTTAATTTTCGGACAAAAAAAGAAGACAACAGAGGAAAGAGAAACAATATGAACCGGGACCACGAGTCGAGCATGTTCCTTTCGGGCGGTAACCTGAACAACGGCACTCAATGCGGTGCTGCGTACCTGAACCTGAACAACGGCGTGTCGAACTCGAACTGGAACATCGCGGGCCGATTTTGTGGCGATTTTCAGATGACTCGCGGTCGTGGAGGTAATAATCCACCCGCCTCTGCTTACAGAGGCGGCCACACCCTAAGGTGAAAATAAGGCTGTGCAAAAAAAATGGGGCTAGTAAGCGAGGCTGCCGCGCTGCGGTGAAGCAAGCCGGACACCCCACCAGCCACAAACGCATGAAACAATGAAACGAGTCTGCAAGAATGTTGACGTGACAGACGCTGCCCTCATTGAGGAGGCAGTGCTGGAATGTCTGCGCCCCTCGAAAAAGCGACAGAGAGCAGACACCACGCGCCTGTTTGCGCGCGTGTTGGGGGTGTCGCGGCGCAAGGCCGGACGGGCGCTGCGCGAGCGCGGAGAGCTGTACATGACGGCGGTGCGCAAGATAAGTGTGGAGCTGGCCGAAAGTCTGCGTGAGCAGCGACTGCGGCTGCCTAAAATGACGCAGGAGATGCGGCGCGACCCGAGCAGCAGGAAGTACCGCAAGATTTCGATTCTTGGCATCCGCCAGCTGATGTTCGACCACATTGCGGTGCGGGGGCTGCGGGAGCTTTCGCGCAGAATAGGCGAGTACCAGGTGAGCAGTATTCCCGGGCGTGGTGCAGCCTACGGAAAAAGGGCGATTGAGCGATGGCTGCGTGATGGTGGCGGCAAGTATGCCGTGAAGATGGATGTGCGGGATTTTTACGGGAGCGTAAAACGCCCTGCGCTGCTGAAGTGGCTGCACCGCCATGTGAAGAACCGCCAGCTGCTGTGGCTGGTGGGGCAGCTTGTCTACAGTGCGCCGGAGGGTATTCCTATCGGGTCGTTTCTGAGCCAGACGCTGGCGAACATTTATCTTTCAGACCTGTACCATCTGGCGATGGAGAGATGCACCGGCAAGCGTGGGCGGCGCCAGGTGGCACACGCGATATTCTACATGGACGATATGTTACTGCTCGGGGGCAATAAGCGCCAGCTACGCTTTGCAGCGCAGCAGCTGGTGCGCGCGGCGGGAGAGCTCGGGCTGCAGATAAAGCCGACGTGGCAGGTGCACCGTGTGTGCCCGGGGCACCCTGTGGACATGATGGGCTACAGGTTTGCGCAAGGCGTGACGACCTTGCGCCGACGTGTTTTCAAGGCGGCGAGGCGTGCGCTGCTGCGCGGCCGACGTGAGCTGCGGAAGACAGGCGGGATGTGCCGCAAACGGGCCCGCCAGCTGGCATCATACCACGGGTATATGCAGGGCGTGGCGTGCCGGAGGTTTGTGACCCGGGCGGACGCATGGAGGGTTTTTACGATAGCTTTCACTTCAACTGATTATGGAAAAAGTACGATACACACAAGAGCCGGAGCCGGTCACAGTTGACCGATACAACGAATATGTGCAGGTGCGCGTGGCGTGCCATGCTCAGAAGACAAGCGAGGAGCCTGAGACATGGGAGGCGGATGAATGCCTTTTCTGTGAGCGGGCTGACGCCATCGATATTGCGGCAGTGGTGGCAGAGCCTGAAAGGTTCCTGGATTACTGCACGCGGGAATATCGCCGCAAGGCCCGCCAGGAGGCGCAGGATATGGTGGACCTGCTGCGGGAGTCATACCCGACTGTGCCGGCGCCGTGGCTGGGTGCAGGTGCCCGTGTATGCAACCGCCCGAGCGATGGGGTGATGCTGCTGGGGCTGGCGCAGATGGGCACGGGGGCGGAGATGTTTGAGCTGGCCGACGGCACGGTGGTGAGCCTGACGCATGAGGATGTACTGCGGATTTTCACGGCGGTCAAGGAGTGGCAGACGGCTGTGCAGACAGCCAAGCAAAGGGCGTGGCAGCGCATCGATGCGACGGTTTCGGAAGCAGAGGTGACGGCTGCGCTGGCGGAGCTGCGCAGCACGCTGGAGCAGCTGAATGGCGGCGAGGAGATTTTCTGATTTTCCGGGGAGCCCGGGACAATAAAACAAGAAAGGAGAACAACAAATGAGCATTAACGAAGAACACGAGAAAGCCGTGCGCGAGACGCGCGTGAAAGTGGCCACAGCGGTGCAGAAAGGTGCCACTGAACAGGCCAGGAAGAGCACGGGCTGGAAGCGCGTGGTGTGGTACATCGTGGCCGGCGCAGCGGCGCTTGTCGGGTGGTGGTATGGAAGCGCCACGAGCCAGGTGCAGCCGCCGGTGGACGCTTGCCCGCCAGCACCAGCCGAAACTGCAATTCTGCCGGAGTAACAGAGAGAAAAAAACAGGTCCGCCCGGGGTTCCCGGGCGGGCGCATGAACAAAAGCGATGACGAGTCAGGTGAATGGAGTGCTGGGGCTGGTGGTGGCGACCGCGAGTGTGCAGGCTGTAAAGGACCCCGTGGATGCTGTGGCAGCGGTGAGTGGAGTTGCGCTGATGATTTGGCTGACGGCACGAAAAAGCCGGGAATGCGAGAAACTGCGCGAGGAGAACCATCAGCTGCGGGAGGAACACCACGCGCTGCGCGAGGAGCTGCAAGGACTGAGCCGGGAACTGGGGAAACGCTGCAGCGATTGCACGCTGGTGCGGGCGGCGAATAGCGAATTCATTGAAAACAGAGCAGAACACCATGAAAAGCAAGATTAAAATGATTCAGAAGAAGGTGGGGGTAAAGCCCGACGGGATTGTGGGGCCGCAGACGGTGGCGGCTATCATGGACGCACTGAAGATACCAGACGCGGCGTGGGCGTGGCCTACACAGGCCGAGGTGCGCAGCGGCGGCAGTATTTTCGGAGCGGCGGGTGATGAGAGCCAGCTGGTGAGTATAACGCCGCCATACCAGCTTTACTATGACGGGAAGCCGGTGCGCACGATACGGGTGCACAGGCTGATTGCGGCGTGTGTGAATTATGCGCTGGCGGATGTGCTGGAGCATTATGGCGCAGAGCGCATCCACGCGCTGGGGCTTGACAGGTTTGCCGGGTGCTACAACTACCGCCAGACGCGCGGAGGGAAGAGCACGAGCATGCACGCCTGGGGTGTGGCGCTGGACTGGTATGCGGAGGGGAACGGGCTGGAGATGCACGCGCCCGCCGCCACGCTGAGTCATGAGGATTGCGAGGCGTGGTGGAACATCTGGGAGAGCTACGGTGCGGTGTCGATGGGGCGCCACGCTGACCGCGACTGGATGCACCTGCAGTTTGCCCGGTTCTAAGACAAAGCAAAGGAGGGGAAGATGGCAAAGCATATCAACATAGGGATGCTGAAGCACCAGGAGCAGATGCTGCAGAAAGTTTTTAAGCCTGGCAGCAGCTACACCGAGGCGACAGGGACACAGGAGCGAGCGAAGTACACGGACAGCTGGGAGACAATGCTGCAGTATTTCAACAGCTACACGGGAGGGAGTGCGGGAAATGTGCAGGTGACGCTGACGCTGGAACGCTTGCCCGGCGATGTGGGTGAGCTGGTTATTCAGCGGGATTATTACACCGTACCCGAGGGAGACAGCACCGAGGAAGATGAGGAAGGCGGCGGCGAAGGTGACGGCGATGTGGGAACGGAAGAAAACCCGAGCTACAGCAGCGGGGGCACGCTGGTGCCTGTGAGCATCCTCTGCCACCCTAAGTTTGCAAAACTGGGCGAAAAAGAGCTGCGGGCGCTGAAAGCCATGCTGGACGGACAGGACGAGAACAGCTTGCTGAGTGACGATGACAGCAGCGCGACAGCCGGGAAGCGCATCAAGGACATGATAAGCTCAGACGAGGGCAAAAAGGCGATGAGCTATATCCGCAAGGGGGTCAAGGAATGGCCCGAAACCCACACGCAGATGACGGCGCGATGGAAAGGGAGAAGCAATAAGTACACGTTGCGCGATATTGTGGCTAGTGTGCCGGGTGGCGTGGTCAGCACGCCGAGCGGGTGCAACTGGCGCGTGGATGGCGTGGGGACAGAAAAGCACGGCAACGAGACATGGCAGACGGCGACGTTCACGCTGAGCAGCCCTGGCGGCTGGGATGAGTATCTTTACGGAGGTGTGTCATGATAGCGGTGCCGGTATTCCAGCGCGGGGCAGCACCCCGCGCGGCTGATTTTTCCGCGCTGGCGAGCGCGGTGCGGGAGTTGCTGGAGCGCTACGGTCTGGTGCATGTGGTGTACCGTCGGCAGCCGCGGCGGATGTATTTTGCGCCGGCCGGGAGTTGCACGGCGCGAGAGGATGCCACGGGGGAGCCTGTGGGCGTGGTGGCGGAATGGCTGTGGCAATGCGGCGAGCATGTGAGGCTGCTTCCCGGGGCGCAGGTGGAGGGGTTTAAGGAAGCGCTGGAGCGCGCGGAGGGTTATGGGGCGGCCACCGGGCTGCATGGGTCAGTGGCGGTGAAAGAGCACGGCTATGGCATGATGTTCAGGCTGGAAGCGACGAGTGTGGAATATAAGGCGGCGGCGTGGATTGAGCAGACGCCGAACGAGGACGGGACGCTGGACCCCGAGCTGCTGCATGGTGACGCGCTGGCAGGGTGCGTGCTGGGGGCGGCCAACGTGCTGCACCAGCGGCAGAGTGCGGTGACAATGTGGCCGCAGCCGCAGTGGCCAATGGTGGTATACCGCAGCGTATACGGCGACCCAGAGGTTTATGGGAGCTATGCACTGCTGCCGGGGGCGAATGCGGACCAGCTGGCGGGGTATGCGGGGGGCGGGTATTACCCGGGGAACGATGTGAGCGCGGATTTTGTGACGATATACCATTGCTGGACAGTGCGGCTGGATATGTATGGGCAGCTGCATTTCGGCGCGGAGAATATGACAACCTGACGAGATGATATGGCAAGTGTGTTTTTGAGAGAATGGAAGCGCGGCGATGTGGTGACGGCGACTGATTTGCAGGAGCTGGTGGACGCGGTGGCGGCGCTGGAGAACAGCCGGCTGGCAAGCACTGGCAGCAGCCAGGCTGCGGGCGGGGTGCAGCAGGAGAGCGACGGGCCGGTCGAGTGGCCGTGGCAGGTGCTGGCGACCACGGCAGAGGCCGGCCATGAGCTTTATGTGGTGCCGGGGCGTGTGCTGACGGGTGGTGAGCCTGAATGGACCGATGAGAACGGCACGGTGCGCGGCGGTTTCAAGTATACAGCGCTGGCGGGGAATGTGGTAAAGGTGAGCGGTTTTGATGCAACGCTGGCAGATCCGCAGGTGGTATACCTGCAGCTGTGGGGCGAGGTAGTGGTGCGGCGCCTGACGATGGCTGAGTGCTACCCTGACACGGAGACGGATGCGGAGAGCGGTGCGATGTTGACGCCGGGGCAATATACTGAACTGAAGAATGCGCGCCTGGAGGTGGTGTGTGTGCCGGCGGCGAGCTCGCTGCTGGAGCAGACGGGGCTGCTGCGCGTGTGGCCGCTGGCGGTGTATACGCCGGGGCACGAGCAGCCTGTGACGCAGCTGCAATGGGGGCTGCTGAGCGCGGTGGAATGCCGGGGGCTGGTGGACAGCTGGGGCGCGATAGTGTGGCCAACTGACCGCAGCGGAGCGGCAGACTGGGGAAAGGACGAGCACGGGGCTGACATGGCGACGCTGGCGGAGGCTGATTTCAGCACGCCGCGCGAGACGATTACGGGGCCGCTGATGGGGTGTATCGATACGGATGGCTCTGTGGAGTTCTACCTGGGCGTGCATGAGGCTCCGCCGTATGTGGGACCACTCCCGCCCGTGGACCCGAATGACCCGACGCTGGAAGAGGAAGAAGATGATGAGGAGGAGGACACCGATGACAGCGGTGGCGGCGGCGACGACGGCGGTGATGATGATGAGGGAACCAATCCCGACGAGAAGATAGCTGTGAAAATAGGCTATGAGGCGGGCGACGGTTTCCGCAGTTGTGCGCTAGTGCGGCGCGCGGGCGGGTATTACTGGAAGCTGGAGCTGGACCCTGATTTTGTGCGCGCGGCTGTGCAGGGGCTTTCGGTGCCGGCGACGATGACGCTGGCGGCGAATGGCTCATCAGCCGGCGCGTGGGTTGATGTGTCCATGAGTCTGGGCAACAGCAGCGCAAACGCAGGGGGTATGTCTGCTAGCGGTTCCGGGGCTTTGTTGTTCAAAGGCAAGTATGGCGCCGCCGGCGTGGCGAGCCGAACACATAATTTTAATTACAACGTAAATCTGAGCGTGGAGGTGCCGGCGCGGACGTGGTATCTAAGCCCTCGGCAGCTGAGCACGGCGGGCAGCTGGGTGAAGCTGGTGCGCAGCAACGGGGCAAGCAATTTTAATGTGAGGGCATCGGAATGGTGGACATGGCACGTTGACCGGGAGAAGTTCCGCCAGGCGGGCATCAACCAGATGAAGATTGAGCTGGCGAAGAGGGGACTGAGTGATAGCGACAGTAGCAGCAGCGCGGATAGTACGGTGACAGGGACGCTGAGCGGGACGGCTCTGGCTATACGAGCCGAGGCAACACTTTCATAACAAAAGCAATAAATACATGGCAACAGTAGGATTGAATTTTCTCAGGACGGCCGCGCTGGAAGCGTGCCAGGCGGCAGCAGCAACGGTAACGGTGACGGTGAATTTTAGCGGCGGTGATGACTGGGACACGGGCAGCGGCTCAGTGTCGCGCAGTTTTACGATAACACTGGAGGGCTGAGGCAATGAGTTTACCAGGGTTCAAGAGAGGCGGGGCGCTGACAGCTGAGGCGCTGAACATGCTGGCGGCACGGGTGAGGGAGCTGCAGAGCAAGGCGCCGGGGGTGGCGATGGCGAGCCGCGCGCGCACGGTGCGTTTTGTGCCGGGGAGGCAGTATGGTTTCCGGCTTGCGGTGTGGAACGGGCTGGTGTGGGTGCGGCAGGGCTGGGTGGACGCGGGGAACGGGCATCTGTACAGCGTGGGCGACCAGGAGTGGAACGACCTGGGACCGGTGCGTGGAATGACGGTGTGGCTGGAACTGAGTGAGACGGAGGGGCGAGTGGCGGTGACGGAGTACGATGACAGCACGCCGGAGACTAATTTGCGGCGGAGATTGGGATATGTGCGAGAGGAGACGCCGGACGGGGAGGAGACGCCAACGCTGCACTGCGTGCAGCTGCTGGGGGGACTGGTGGTGCCGGCAGCACCGCGCCGGGTAATGGGTATGAACAACCACACGGAGGAGTTCGGCAAGGGCGACCATTGCTGGGACTGGGTGCGGGCGGGTAACTTGCGCGGGGTGGATTTCGAGGAGATACCGGGACGCTACTATCCGGGAGCCAGTGTGAGTTTCGGCTACATGGTGGATGTGCGAGGGGTGCAGCTGGCGGCAAAGGAGGGTGGCAACAGGTTGATGCAGACCATGAGCCTGGGCGGGGGCGGTTAAGGCAAGCACGGCGGCGATGTTTTTTTGTTTTTTTCTTGTGATATTTTCTTGACTATTGACGCTCAATGCGTTATAATACGCGCGCCGCCTGAGCGGCAATGAAGCCGCGGGCGGCATTTACTGAAAATGCGAAACGCGACAAAAACACAAATAGTGGTAACCGCCCTGATGGTGGTGGAGTTAATCCTGAGCATCATTTATTTGACGCGGGAGCTGCTAAGATGAGACAGAGCCCGCCCGGAAACCCCGGGCGGGCAATGTTTTCTGCGGGGCGAGTGGCGAAATGGATTGACAAGCAGCGACAGGTGTGTAAGAATAGGCGGCGTAAGGGGTCGCGCCCTTGCATTTTCAGTAAATAAAGAAAAGGCCCCATACAGGGGCCTTTTCGTTTTGGGGCTGCGGCTAAATGCGGGACGGATTAGCCGATACCGGCCAAGGTGAGGTCTTTACGGGAGGCGAGGTAGTCCGCGGTGTGGACGAGTCGCTGGAGGGGGGTGAGCGGTGTGGGGAGCACGGTGTGCGGGTGGCGGCGGTCTGTGTTCCAGCGCCCCATGTGGGAGCTGACGCAGCTGCAGAGGCTGCGGATGGTGGCGGCGCTTTGCTGGGTGGTGCGGGTCCACTCGAGCTTTGCGGCCTCTGATTCGATGAGCTGCGCGGCGCGGAGGGGATGGTCGAACGCGGTGTGGGTTTCGTGGTCGGCGTGTTTGCAGCAGTCGTGGAGGATGGCGGCGGCGAGGACGGTGTCGTGCCAGGGGTGAGCGGGGGCGATGCCCTCCATGTCGAGGAGGTGGAGGGCAAAGCGGACGACGGCCTGTGTGTGCCGGATGAGGCCACCCTCGCCCAGGGAGTGGGCGGGGTGGTATTTGCCGGTTGTGCTTGCGGGCATGGTCCAGAAGCAGCGGGGCGCGGCGGCGAGGACGTTCTGGACGAGGGTGCGGAGGCCGTCGTGGCGGATGAGGGCGATTTCGGCGTCCAGGGCTTGATGATTTACTATTGATGTGTTCATGGTGTGTTTGTTTTATGGGTTGAGGTTGAAGATGGCGGCGACGTCTGCCGCGGGCCAGGCGAGGGCGGGGCGGCCGCCGAGGGGGATGCCCTGGTCGTTGACGCGGATGATGCGGGCGGCGGGGATGCCGGCGGCTTTGCAACGGTTGCGGACGGTCTGCTGTGTGACGGTGTGGCCGTGCTGACTGCGGACGGCGGCGCAGATTTCGGCGGAGGTGAGGAAGCCGGCATGAGCAGCGAGGAGTTCGCTACGGCAGCGGGCATGGGGCCTATGTGGCCGGCGGAGGTTGATATTCATGGTATGCGGATGCGGGTGCGGGGTTCAGTGGCGGGGCGGCCAGGAGGTGGCGCGGCGCAGGAGGCGAGCGCGTTCCTGCCGGCGACGGCGGACGGCGTATGGTACGCAAAGGAGGCAGAAAGCCAGGAGGATGGCGAACCAGATGGCGAGGATGCAGATGGCGATATGCAGTATTTCGTGTGTGTTCATATTGTGTGTGTTTGTTGTGTGTTATGGGTTTTTGAAGAAGATGCGGAAATGGGTTTTATGAGGAGGTTTTGCGGCGATACATCCAGCACGCGAGGAAGCCGGGGCGGACGGATATGGCAAAAGGTTCGCCGCCGAGTGCCTCTGGTGGTTGGCAGAGGCCAAGGGTGGGCTGGTGCGGGGTGAAGTGGGCGCAGGTGGCGCAGGTGCGAGGTGGTGGGTTATGGGGTGTTTTGCTCATGTTTTGGGGTTGTTTTTGGGTTGTTTTTGGGTTGTTTTTGGGTTGTTTTTGGGTGCAGGAAACGGAAAAAGCGATTTTCGCGCACGGGGGGGCTAGTCGAGGCGGGTGAATGTGTAGGAGGAGTGTCCGGCTTCCTCGCGTTTGCCGAATTCAAAGGGGCGTGCGTTTTCATCCTGGAGAATCTGGCCGCGGAGGGGTTCGAGGCGCTTGCCCATGGAATGGGAGGGGGATTTGCCGCCGGTGATGGTCTGGGTGAGGTCGTGCGCGTCGGCGAATTCGACGATTTCGGCGATTTTGAAGTTGCCGGTTCTGGTGGTGGCGAGTTTGATGGTGACGAATTTGGCGAGGAGTTTTTTGACGGTGCGGCCGATGAGGTCGCCACCGGCGCCGGAGTATTTTCTGGGGGTGAATGGGGAGGCGAAGCCGTTGTGAAGCATGATGGAGCCGACGATGGTGGCAAAGGAGCTGAATGAAGGCTTGGCGTTTTTGTCGACAAGGATGGGGCAGCCGGCGGTGTTCCAGTTCTGGACCATGGCGTGCATGAAGCGGAGCATATCGGCGCGCATGCTGGGCGCGTTGATGGTTTTCTGGTCGAGGGTGGTGGTGAATTTGCGCTCGAGGGCGTTGCCGGAGAGGAAGAGGTCGATGATGAGGGCGCGGCGCTCGACGTCGGGGCTGGTGCCGATGCCGTTGCCGGTGGCGAATATCTGCATGCGGTTTTTGGTGGAGAAGCCACTGAGGCCGCCGAGGACGCGGCCCTCGATTTCGTTGGCGGTGGCGACCATGTTGATGGTGTTATTGTTGAGGACGGGGATGTCGTCCATGAGGAAGTAGCCTTTTTTTGCGAGGAGGGCGGTGTGGATGCCCTTTATCATTTCCTCTTCATTCTTGGGGGTGGCGGTGGCTGCACCCATGCCCCAGACGGGGGAGATGCAGAGCATGGCGAGGAGGGTTTTACCGGAGCCGGGCTGGTTGGCGTTGAAGATTCCCATAGGCATGACATCGTCGATGAGGAGGCGGCAGTACTGGCCGAGCATGAGGGCAAGGCAGCAGCAAGCGGAGCGATTGGTGGAGGGGCAAGGTCCCATGACGCTGCCGGAGCGGTGGCGCCAGACCTGGTCCTCTTCCTTTTTGGACTCGCTGCCCCATGGGAATGATGCCATGAGGTTGTTCCAGAATGCTACGAGTTGCGCCGGGGTGAGGCTGGGGGCGGTTTCGGTGTAGTTGAGGGTTTCGGCGATGTAGTTGCCGGTGACGGGGTCGAAGCCGGCGGCGGGGATGATGATGCGGCGGGCGCCCTCTGATTGCTCCCAGACGGGGAGGCGGACGGGGACGACCATTTCGAGTTCGGGGGTGTGGTCGAAAAAGACATCGGAGGCGAGGACTTTTTCGGCGAGTTCCTTGGAAAGGGAGACGCGTTTGGCCTTGTCGCCGGAGCCCTTGCGAAAGATGAGGTGGTCGCCGAGGTAGGAGCAGAGGCGGCGGGAGGTCATTTCGCGTTCCTGGATGAAGTAGAGGCCGTTTTTCTGGTGGATGGACTGGCGGACGGTGAGGTAGTTTTCGCCGCGGCGGTAGATGAATGTGCAGGGCATGTTCTGGCAGATGGCCTGGGCGACTGCGGAGATGTTGGGGTCCTCGACGTTGATGGCGACCATGCCGGTGGTGGTGGTGATGGCGGCATGACCCATGCGCTGGGCGATGGTGAGGGCGGGCGTGGTGACTGCGTTTTCTTCAGTGTTCATTATTTTGTGCAGATGTTGATGATGGGGGTGCCATCGGCGGTGGGGTTGAGGTAGAGAAGCTGCTGCATGCGGGGTTCGGGTTTGCCATCGCGCCCGAGATAGGGGCGGTGGTCCTTGCCCTCACCGCTGCCGAAGCGGAGACAGCCGGGGAGGCGAGTGAGGCGGACAGCGGTGACGGCTGCGTGGTCTGCGCCGAGGGCAGCGAGGCGGGCGCAGTAGTTGATGCGCTGGCGGTCGAATTCTTCCTTGGTAGGGGCGTTGACGCGGACGAGTGCGTGGTATGACTTGCCGCCTGAGGTGTAGATGGCGACGATGGGGTCTGCGAGTTGGACAAGAATGCGGAGCCAGACGGATGGGTGGCAGACGTCGCTTTCGAGCACGAGGTAGGGGAAGCGGGTGCAGCACTTTGCGTGGCGGCGGCCGAGGGGTGCGCCGTTGCGGGTGATGGCGTTTTCGTTGGGGGTCCATTCGCCGGTGATGGGTGATGCGAGAAACCAGACACCGTTCTGCGCGCCGCGTGGGAAGCCGCTGGTGCGGCGCGGGGGGTAGGTGTGGCCATAGGCGGGGGGGTGTTCCTCGAGCCGGAGGGTGGTGCTGCCGACGGTGTGGAGGAGCTGCCCCTGGGAGGCGAATTTGGTGAATATGAGGATTTTTTCGCCGGGGTTGTAGATGGTGTTGAGGAGGAGGGCGGGCCAGGCTGAGGGGTCTGCAGGGATGGGGACGGGGGAGTGCTGGCGGAGCCAGTCATCGGTGATGCGCTGGGTGCAGCCGGCGGCGGCGCGGTCTGCGAGGCGGGGGTCGAATGGTTCAAAGG